AGGATATATTGTAAGCGGCAGCAAAACTTTTACATGGGTATTTAACTTTTCAAGTAATGTATCTGCAAACACTTTAGATATAACAGATACGACAAATAGCACTTCTATAGCTACTAATATATCAACGATTTCTCCTGCAAGTTATACTTTATCTATTGTGTCAAAATCGGCAGCAGATTCTAACGTATGGACAATATCTGCAGATCCAACTCAAGGAGCTGAAATTACTCGAACGTTTACAGTAAGCTGGAAATGGAGAAATTATTTTGCGGCTTCGGCTACAGTAATCAGCGACGATTCGAGCGCACAATTAGTTATCGATTCAGACGTAATTACTTCTTCGCTAGATGATAATAAAGCTTGGAGTGTAACTTGCACTAGCGCGAATAACGAAGCTAGTAAATATACTTACATTATTTATCCTGCTACATATGGTGATTTATCAACGATTACGCAGAACGGGTCATTGCCGGTACTCAGTGCATTCACAAAAGTAGGAGACTTTACTGTATCAAATGTACATGGAAAGTCAACAAGTTTTCGAGTATATAAATCAAATGCACCCGGAGCATTTTCTAACGGTACTACTTTAGCAATTACATAATATGCCATTAAGCTATCCTGATTCAATACAACATAACAATTCTTCATTTGCGTTAATGAATGCGAGTGAGCTTCGAGGTACTGCATATCTTATACCTAGCGCATCGGCTACTGGTAGCATACCTTCAGATAAACGCGCGTTAGGCAGTATTGTATATGCTAGCGCTTCGCAAGAATATTATGGATATATTGGCGCGACGACTTCATCTACAGATTGGAATACTTCTGCTAATTGGAAAGCATTTGGTTCAGGTTCTTCAACCGGCGGCACTTCAAACGGATCATTTACTAATAAATTTATTGTTTTAGCGTCTGGTAGTGCTGTACAGACAGATGGCGGTATTATTGTACAAACGGCTGCTAATAGTGGAGAAGCTCTTTATTTTGAAAGTGGGTCTAATCGATGGGCAGTAACAAGTTCATTATCAACATCTGCTACTTCGGCCAATCCACTTGAATATGTAGTAACTGCATTTAAAAGTGCATCTGCAACGCCTCCTAGCAATCCGATATATGGAGGTGCAAGTGCATCGTATGGTAACATATACATTGATTCGAATACAGGGGACGTTTACATATATTCTTAATTAAAAGTAATTTTTCAAAAGAATATTACATAATTATAATTAAATAATTAATATTATTAATAATTAATTAAAAATAATAAATTAAAAGTGTTATGAATACAGTTATTAAATTAACAAGCGAAGAAATTCAGTCAATTCAAGATTTACAAACAAAGTACGCTTCTATAGCTTCTCGTTTAGGTCAAATCAAAATCGAACAAATTTTGGCAAAATCTCAATTGAATAATTTAGAAAAACTCGAGCTTGAAGAAGAAGAAAATTACAAGGCAATTCAAACTTCAGAAATTTCTTTAGCAGAAACTCTTAAAGAAAAATACGGTGAAGGGCAGGTAAATTTAGAAACTGGAGAATATATTTCGTTTATTCGCACAGTTTGAGAATTGTAATCTATATTTATTAGTATAAATCTTTTTTTGTTTAACTTTTAAATATAAATTACAATGGCAGAAAAAATCGTTTCTCCTGGTGTATTTACCAATGAACGAGATTTATCATTTTTACCGCAAGGTATTGCTCAAATCGGAGCTGCATTTATCGGTCCTACAGTTAAAGGCCCTGCATTTATTCCGACGCAAGTAGGATCTTACGGTGATTTTGTACAAATCTTTGGTGACACCAATCCTAACATGTATCTTCCTTATACCGCTAAGGAATACTTAAACAATGGCGGAAATTTAACTGTAGTTCGAGTACTACATGATGATGGATATCAAGTTAACACTCCGCTGGCAGTAGTAGCTTCTGGTTCATTTGGACGCAGATACATTGCTACGTTGTTTCCAACTCAAAATGTAACATCTGATTTTGTTATTGGAGCTGCAGAAGAAAATTTTGAAAAATCAACGTTAACTTCAAATGTATCTGGTTCAGCAGTAATTAAATTATCTGGATCGTATACATTTTCTGGTACGGAAACTACTTCTACGTTTAGCGCATCGCTAGCTAGCACAAATGCAAATTACTTTACTAAAGTATTTAGTCAGGTACCGACGGTAAATAAAAGTGCTGCGTACTTGTATACTTTCTTTGCAAAAGCAGCTTCCGCTTCACTCGCAAGTGACCCGAATTGTCGACTTGAATTGTATTCAGGATCTTACGTATCTGAAACTACATATTCTGAAGCAGTTACTCCTTACATTATTTCTCAAACGGTTAACGGGACTAATACAAATTTATTTAAAATTCATACAATTGCCGACGGATATCATACTAACTATGAAATTAAAATAGGAATTTCTGATATTAAAGCTGCCGGCTCCGTACCCGGATCTGAATACGGTTCATTTACAGTTACAGTGCGAGCAGTAGATCAAACTTACTTGCGAATTTTAGGGTCACCGTATTCATATACAGACTCAGACGCTCGTCCTAACATTTTAGAAGTATTTGATAATGTAAACTTAGATCCTAATTCATCTAGGTATATTGCTCGAGTAATTGGAGATCAATACAAAGAATTTTCCGGAGGTAAAGTACTTGTTAGAGGAAATTATCGCAATTTATCAAAATACATTTATGTAGAAATGGATAGCGCAGTAGAAAGTGGAGCTATTTCAAATAATTTAGTTCCTTTTGGATTTGCTGCATTAAACAATCCGGTAAGTGATTCGCACATAACATCTACATTTGTTCCAAGCGCCTCGTTTGTGACTGCACAAACAATTAACGGAGTTTACAACAAACGTAAGTTTCATGGATTTAATTACGACTTTTCTGGAACTGATAACGCCAATTATTTAAAACCTTTACCTGGGACAGCTACTACCGGTTCAAATGCAAAATTCTTGTTAAGCAATTGCAATCAACAAGCAGCTGCTAATTATCCTGCAAGTGCTCCATATTCCGGTTCAATTGATTTAAGTTCAAATACTTCTCCTGATTCTCGTAAATTTATAGTACCGTTTCAAGGAGGTTTTGACGGAGCTGAGCCTTTTAAGAAAGCGCTGGTAGGTTCTGAAATTGTAACTTCAAATACTCAAGGATACGATTTAACTGGTATTACCGGAAAAGACTATTCAGTATATACAAATGCTATTGATGCAGTTTCAAATCCTGATGAAATTGACATTAACATGTTAGTACTTCCAGGGGTAATTCAAGAGCATCACTCTGCAATAATTGACTACGCGTATAATATGTGTACCGATCGCAGCGATGTATTTATGGTATTTGATACTGTAGGATTAACTGCAGGAGTAACGGCTGCTGTCGATGCTGTATCAACAATTGACAACAATTACTCAGCAACTTATTATCCTTGGGTAAAAATTCTAGATACAATCATCAATAAGCCTGTATGGGTGCCTCCTTCAGTAGTACTTCCTGGTGTATTAGCATTTAACGATCGCGTAGCAGCAGAATGGTATGCCCCTGCCGGATTGAATCGTGGAGGTTTAACTTCTGTAATCGATGCCTATACAAGATTAACTCATGCTGAACGAGATGAACTTTACGAAGGTCGCGTAAATCCTATTGCAACTTTCCCTGGTCAAGGAGTTTGTGTATGGGGCCAGAAAACGCTGCAAGCTAAGGCGTCTGCTTTAGATAGAATAAACGTTCGTCGTATGTTAATTGCAGTTAAAAAATACATTGCATCTGCAACTAAGTATTTGGTATTTGAAAATAATACCGGTGCGACTCGCAATAGATTTTTAAATATCGTTAATCCTTATTTAGAGTCAGTGCAACAGCGTCAAGGTTTGTACGCATTTAAAGTTGTAATGGACGAGACAAATAACACGCCAGATGTAATTGATAGAAATATTATGTATGGTCAAATTTTTTTGCAACCTGCAAAGACTGCTGAATTTATCATAATTGACTTTAACATTTTACCTACCGGTGCTGCATTCCCAGGAGCATAATCAATACCTTAATAATAGTAAGAGCCCATAGAAATATGGGCTTTTCTTTTGTTTTTTTTCGTAACATATTTATATTAAATTAATAACTTAAAACACAATAAAAATGAAAGTATCAGAATTTCGAAAATTAATTCGTGAAGAAGTTCAAAAAATTCTGACCGAAAAAATAGAAATAGGAGCCAAAGTAAAAATATCTTCTCCAGAATTAGCAGATTATAATAAAACTGGAATTGTGCAAGATGAAGCTCCTTCCGGGAAATTTTACATGGTTAAAATGAAAACAGGATTGGCATATTTTCACGAAGCTGATTTAAAGGTTATAAGTTAATTGTTTTTACAAAAACGATATTATTAATAAAGATAAAGAAAATGTGCTAGAAATAGCCCATATTTCATTTCATATCTTTTATTAAACTGCCTAGCAGTATACGAGTTATTCAGTTATATATAAATTACGATCGACAGTTACCGAAGAAATATATAATGTTATTGAAGAAGATAATTGGGTTGTAAGTTTAAGCGACGCTAGGCAATTTGCAAGTTTCTAACAAAAACTTAAAATTTCCACAATCCCAAAATCGGTCAAATCCATTAAGCTGCATATTTTCATACTCAGTTAAATTTGAATCAAATGTGGTTAATTTTTCAAGTAACATATGTTTTTGAAATTGTTCACGGGAATATACCGATTGATATTTAAAATAAAAGTAATTTGCGTTAGTAGTACCAATTAATTTAAATCCTGTTTTCAAATATAAATTTCCTACAGAAGTATTACGATCGCAATACGTCAAAATATTTTTTGGTTGATAATTTGCTATAAAGTACTGAATTAACTTTGAAAATCCTCCGACAACAGTAGTATATAGCTTAGTAGAGTATCTAAGAAGTTCCCATTCATATTTTTTATCGTATCTAGATTTACCAAACGTAGCTAGCGCTACTAATTCATTATTGTAATACAATCCTAAATTAACAGAAGAATTACACGTTCCTTGAATATGAGTTTCGTTTAAAAAATGCTTTTTCAAAGTAACGCTAACAAGTTTTACTGTACATTTTCTCGCAAATATTTTATTTGTGCATCCTAATTTTGAAGCTAACAGAGATTTTACTATTTCCTGTTTCAAATTCCATTGGTAATCGTATATATGAAGTAATTGTATACCACGACTCGCGCAACGTAAACTCTTTTTTAAATGATATGTTTTTGATTTTAATTTAGACTCAGAATGCCAATAAATTCCATTGAATTCAATTGCTAATTTTTTGTCTGGCAGATAAATATCTAATTCTTTGCCGTTTAAAACGACCCGGTCTCTTTCTACTATTGTTGTAGGCGTTAGCTGGCGAATATATTCAATAATATCTTTTTCTCCTTTTGACTGAACGTTAGAATTTTCTTTCATGGAACATACTTTACATCTAGGTATATATCCGTTATCTAAATTTCTGTAAAATTCATATTGACAGACATTACATTGAAACTTGTATAACTGTCCATTAGAAACTCCAGTAAATTCAATTTCAGAAAACATCGGCGTTAAATGCGTCCAATATTTAATGATATTTTGAAACTTCATACTCGTACGCTTTTCGTGTCCATTGTACGTTGCCGAGCCGTACTTATTTAATTTAGTTTGTTTTGCTTTATCTAAATTATTAAACGTTTCGCTACCATATCTACTTAATTTAGTTTGTTTTGCTTTATCTAAATGAGCTTTGCATTGCAATGCATGTTCAACGTTATACTTTTTTTGAATAGTATTTTTATGTCGTTCTCGAGTTAGCGTAGTAGTCATAGGATGCTTTCCATTATATTTTGCATCCCAGACTAATTTCTGTGAAAGCAAAACTTTGGCTTTTACGACTGGGTCGGCATTTGCACATTTTTTACTGCAATATTGTTTAGTATGATTTGGCAAACATTCAAAAGTAACGTTGCACATTTTACATTTTCGTATTTCTCTTTGAGACTTTTTTCTAGGCATATAAATATGTTTAGGTTCAATTGCAATAATAATTATATAAAATAACTATTATAAAAAAAAATATTTTTCATATGGATATTTATATAAAATAAAATAACTTAAAATACAAATTACTATGGCAGAATTATTAGACGCATCGGAAATAATGTTTACGGCCTTTGAACCAAAAGTCGCTAACCGATTCATCATGTACATTGAAGGTGTACCCGCGTACTTAATCAAAGCAGCTAACCGTCCCGGAATTACTTTCGGCGATGTAGTACTTGATCATATCAACGTAGAAAGAAAATTAAAAGGTAAAGGTCGTTGGAACGACGTAACGATTACGTTATACGATCCAGTAGTTCCTTCAGCCGCGCAAGCTGTAATGGAATGGGTTCGTTTATCTCACGAATCAGTAACTGGTCGCGACGGATATTCTGACTTTTACAAGAAAGACATTACGTTTAACGCCTTAGGCCCGGTAGGAGATAAAGTTGAAGAATGGACGCTGAAAGGAGCGTATATTGGCGATGCAAATTTCGGAGATTTCGATTGGTCTACAGAAGATGCTGTTAATATACAATTGACACTGAAAATGGATTATGCAATATTACAATTCTAGGAATTTTTGGTAAAAATACTTACTCAAATTTTATAGTTTCAAAAGAATTCCTTATATTTATTTAAATAAAATACAGTAAAAATGAAAACATCAGAACTAAGACAACTAATCCGTGAAGAGGTTAGAAAAGTATTGAAAGAAGCAACGCCAATTATGCCATCAACTCGAGCGAGGCGAATAGCCAAACCCGAAGACATTAAAGCCAATGATATTGTAATGTGGATGTTGTTTAGCAATGAAAGAGGCATGCGCACAGCTTCCGGCCGATTGTTCGGTAAGGTAGTAAAAGTGCTCGGATCAAAATCCTTGCAAGTTGAAGTAATTGCACCGGCTGAAGATGAAGGAGCTGTATATCGCGTTGAAAAGCGTGAGTGTATTATCATGCCTAAGGTAGGCCAAGAAATGAGTGCAACTATATCTTGGGACGGAGGTGCAGGTTCAGGCTCGCAAGGCAGCGGCAATGTGTCTGGAACAGTAAAGGCAATTGATTTTTCAAGAGAAATGATTGCTATAGAATCTGCTAGCGGCGGCACTGGAAAGTATAAAATAGAAGAATTATCAAGTATCGTAGTGTATAAATAAAACGATCCTAAAAACTAAAACTTGAAAGCCAACTCCTAAAAAGTTGGCTTTTTCTTTTATAAAGACTATTTATATTAAAATAATCCTACAATAAAATGAAAACATCAGAATTTAGAAAACTAATACGTGAAGAGGTTAGAAAAGCTCTTAACGAATCTAAGACAAAAACTATTCTTGGAATTCAATTCAACATTGTACCTGCATACGACGGCGTTAAGTTTGAATTTAGAGATGTGAAAAAATTTCGCAAATCAAAAATTACCGTAAACGATTTAGTAGATGAAATTACAAAAATGCTTGATGCTAAATTCGGAGAGGGCACATTTGTGTTTAAGCAATCAGGAAGATTTCAGGATGACCCATCTGTAAATGGCTTGGAATTTATAATGGATACTGAAACCATTTTTAAAAATTTTTAATCTATGAAAACGTCAGAACTTAGAAAACTAATCCGTGAAGAGGTTCGCAAAGTGATTAAAGAGGACAGCGATCAACAAAATTATATGTTTTTTCAAAATCTTCACACTATAAAAAGAATGGTTGAAAAAATGATGAGTTTAGATTCTGCACAAGTCGATCAACTTCTTTCTAATGGACATGGATGGGCTGTAGATCACATTTCTACCTCTACAGATGATATCACTGAAGTAGGTCAATGGCTTTGTAATGAATTAGGTGAAAAGTTACCGTCTCACATAACATCGGAGTCTCGTAAATTAAAATATAAAAAATCATGAAGTCTTTTTTATTACGAAAATTAATTCGAGAAGAAATTCGTCGAATTATCAATGAAGAAGATGTTATTCCAATTGGACCCGACGGCACTAAAATTTCAGATGCGAAGACAATTAAAAATTTAAATTTTGCAATTAAAGCAGTTGATTCAACAATACGACCTAAATTAAAAGCCTTGATCGAAGATCCGGGGGCCGCAAAATCCTTAAAATCGCCTGCTCAGCGAGTTGCTATCATCGGAGCCATAGCGATTGCATTTGGAATTTCTGAAAAAGAATTTAGTCAAATAATAACAAAGATTAAAGATGTTTTAAAGTCTTCTGAATGATACTGATTAAACCTATTGTTCAAGAAATTTTACTTAAAGAAGCCGACGAGACCCCGACATGGGGAGAAGTTAAACAAGCATTTCAAATAATAATTAGCGCACAAGATAAACAAGACGCTATAAGTGGATTAAAAAAATTAGGAAAAGTCGGAGTATCTATGGTGCCCGGTATCGGGTTTTTAACTAAAGCAGTAGAAGCGGTTAATGCTATTTCAGATATGATAGATATGGCCACGGCCATGTTAAGTCTAGGTAAGGCAATATCAAATAGTGAACTTAAAAACCCTAAAGGGTCAGAATTTAAAAATTTAACCGCTCCATTTTGGGACGCAGTTCGCTTAGACCCTGAAGTGTCTATTATATTAGATGATAAAATAGAAAAGCAGTTTATTGATCAAATTATTTTGCCGAAATTAAAAGATCCGGGAAATGAAAATGAAAAAATTCCTAACATGAATTATGAGTTAGGAAAATGGTTAAATAAACAAGGATTGAAAGACGCTGATATCTTTTTTAAAGGAAAATCGGAAGATTTAACATAACCGTATATTTATATTAAATTAAAAGTTTATGTCAATAGTTAACGACAATTACCCAAAAAAGAATTCTGAAATTTCAGATTCTGAATTAAAAGCCTTAGCTTTAGAGCAATACGAGCGAAATCAATCTATTCAACAAGTTCCTGCCGGGTTTCCGACAGAAGTTTTATCGTTGCCATCTGAAGGAAAAGTATATGCCGAAAACAATGATTTGTCTTCAGGTAAAATTGAAATGAAGTATATGACTGCTCGCGAAGAAGATATTTTAACTTCGCAAAACTTAATTAAGCAAGGTGTTGTACTCGACAAATTGATGCAATCGCTTATTGTATCTCCTATTAAATTTAATGATTTAATTATCGGAGATAAAAATGCCATTATGATTGCTGCGCGAGTTTTAGGATATGGTAAAAATTACGAAACTTCGGTGACATGTCCTAAATGTAAAGAAGTTTCTGAATTAACAGTAGATTTAACTAATCTTCCAGTTAAAAAAATTCCTGAAGATGTAATACAACTAGCCCCAAATGTATTTGAATTTACTTTACCGGTTTCTAAACGAGTAATCACATTTAGTTTGTTAACGCATGGAACCGATCGTAAAATTCAACATGAATTAGATGCTGCAAAGAAAAAAGCGACAAAAGATTCCGTTAATCGAGAATTGACTACTCGTTTACGACATTTAATTAAATCTGTAGACGGAGATACCAATCCGGAAAAAATTAAGCATTTCGTTGAAAATGAACTGTTTGCGGCTGATTCTCGAGAATTTCGAAAATACATTAAAGACATTTCTCCGGACCAAAAAATGGAAGTTAATTTTAATTGTATGCATTGTGGCCACGAATCGGAGGCGTGTGCATTTGAATTAGATACTAACTTTTTTTGGCCTAACGCCTAAATACAAACCAATATTACATACTCAATTATTTGAGTTAGTATATTACGGAAAAGGTTTTAGTTGGACAGAATTGTATAATATGCCAGTCTGGCTTCGAACGTTTTATTATAAAAAAACAGAAGAAGCGTTGTCTAAAGAAAAACAGCAGGCTAAAAATTTAAAAAAATCTAAAAATAAAATTTCAAAACCGTCGATAGCGCCGAAACGAACGTAGGCGCTATTTTCATGTTTTATTCATTTAAGATATTTATTAATAAAGATAATACTATGTCAAAATTAAAATCTCTTCTACCAGAAACACTTATAACAAAGTTAACTAAAATAAACGAGGGTATTATAGATGATATAATGTCGCTAGTACTTTCTCCAAAGTTAAAAAAAGCTGCTAAGGCAATTAAAGAAGATCCTGAATATCAAGAACTTTCCAGGCAAGCAAAATTAGCAAAAGAAGAACTCGAGGCAATTGCTAAGCGTATTGAGCGTAATTTAGAAAAGAAAGAAAAAATAATACAGGATATGAAAAAATCTGGCATTAAAGTCGATTCAAATATGAGCTCATCACAAGTATATAAAGCGTATAAAGATTGGGAAAAAAATTTAGATAAGTTTACAAAATCAAAACCTTCTAACTCTGATTTAAAAAAATATTTCGGTAGCTAATGGCAAAAAAGAATACGGAAAATACTGATAAAAATCAATCTAAAAAAACGGTTCAGTCAAAAAAGCCGATTAAACAGTTATCTACTGAGTTAGAAGATACCTCAAAAAAAATTCTGGAAATTGACGATGAAATTCTTGATACGAGTAAAAAAATATCAAACAGTCGTCGACAACAATTAAATTTAGAAAGAGATATCTATCTTTATAGAGAAAAAACGTTAGCCGCAGAATTAGCGACTAAAAAAGCTTTATCTGATCAAACGAGAGCTAAAAAAGAACAAAATAAACAAAATGACATTTCATATACTATACAACAAGAAGCAAAAAAGACAGCAAAAGCGTTAACGGATGCTAAGGCAGATGAAGAAAAAATAAGTAAACGATTAGTTGAATTACAACAAAAGTCGTCGAACAATTTATCCGATGAAGAAAAATTTGAAAAAAACTTGTTATCTTTAAAACAACAAGAAATAAAAAATGTTATTAAAGTTATAGAATTAAATCAAAAAAATTTAGATTTAACAGAAGAACAACAAAAGAAGCTTGAGCAAATTGAAAAAATACAAGGAAAAATTAGTGGAATAGTCGATGATAAATTTAAAGATGTTGCTGAAGAAATAGAAGAAGGCATAAAAAATATTCCTGTTTTAGGGCCGCTATTAGCCAAAACTTTAAATTTAGACGCATTGCAAGAAAAATTTAAAGAATATGTAAAAGATTTTACTGAAGATTTTAAAAATGTCGTTTCTGGTGCGAGTGAATCAGAAAAGAAACTTATGCTACTTCGAAAAGCTGGTATAATCGCTTTAACTGTTGCATTTGTAGCTTTAGTTGGAATGGCTTTAGAATTAGATAAAGAAGTTGTAACAGTTGCAAAAAGTTTAGATATATCTAAAAAAGAAGCTATTAAATTACATCATGTCGCCGTAGATTTAAGTTCTGAAATGCACGTTGTAGGCGTAACCGCCGCTGGAATTACAACTGCAATGACTGAGTTATATACTGTTACAGGCTATAATGTAGGTCAAATGGCTAAGCACAATGAACAAGCAAAAGATTTATTAGCCACTACAGCATTGTTAGTTCAAATGCAAGGATTGACTGCCGAAGAAGCGCATGCTTTATATCAAACTTCTGTAGCCATGGGAATTCCAATGCAAAACATGACATTGATGGCAGAAAGTTTAGGAGATGAGCTAGTTTCTGGAAAAGAAATAATGAAAAGTTTAGGGGCTACATCAAAAACAGTATTGTTTAATTTATCTAAAAATCCAATACAATTAGTTAAAGCAGTTAAACAAGCTAAATTGTTAGGAACTACTTTAGATCATATAAATGCTGCCGGCGATCAATTACTTAATATTGAATCTAGTTTAGAGGCTGAAATGAAAGCAAATGTGTTGACCGGAAAGCACATGAATCTTAATGCTGCACGCGAAGCAGCTTTGCGCGGAGATACTGTTAAATTAATGGAAGAAATTGCAAAGCAAGCAGGAAGTGCTGCTGAATATGAAAAAATGGCGCCGTTTCAACGTAAAGCCATGGCAGATGCTTTAGGATTGCAATCAGACGAATTAGACGGTATGATGATGAAACAGAAAGAGTTAGAATCTTTAGGATATAGCCAAGCCGAGTTAGATGAAAAAATGAAATTGTCCGGGGCTGATCGAGCAGCTGAATTAGCAAAAATTGCTGATCTAAGAGGAGAAGAAGCTAGAAAAACGTTAGAAGCAAAATACAATGAAAAGGATCGTGCTACTATGATGGATAAATTAAAAGACACTGGTCAAAAAATGTTAGATTCGCTAATGTCAATGGCAGAGCCAGTGTTAGAAGTTTTAAATAGTTTTACTACTATTGCTAAAGTAATAATGCCGGTATTAGG